CGCAAGTTCAAGGATACCCTCAATTGCATTAGAACCCTGTTCAACCAACCGATAGAAGTTTTCTCGTTGATACTTGTAGTCAGCATCAATGTCTTCACCCTCTTCTAGCTCTACTGGATAACGGGAAACATCAGACATTTTGGCGTTTGGGTTCAAAGATGCCTCTGGGGGAATAACATCCCCAACCACACCAAGTGCTTTATCTATTTCATTTACCATATTAATTCCTCTGTATATTTATGATGAAAGTTTTATTCCTCTATCCTGTAAATATTTTTTTTGAAAAACTTTGGGTGTTTGATTTTTAATCCATGGCATAACATGTAACCATTCTTGTGCTAATTTTTTATCATAAAATGCATTTCTATTCTCCAACCCATAGGCCAATGACTGAGTTTCAAACAGATCAAGTAAACGTCTTGCTTGTCCTCCATAAAAATGTTGCCATGGAAATACTGTTGTTAAATCCTCAGGCCAGATAGAAAAACCAGCTGGGTTTTTACTCGTAATGCCGTTGTACTTCAACGGATGCCGTGCTGGTAACGCTGGATAATTATCAAAAATTTCATCTCCTCCGTTTCCAGTAAATATAACTTTACTGTTAAATTCAGAAATACATTTTTCTCTCATAAAGCCGGTTAATCTATGAGCTAAATTTGCAAACACTAATCTGTTTCTATTATTTCTCCATTTGGATTTTGACTTTTTTTCATCCCAAAATATATTATAATCTGGGGAAAGGTTTTCTATCTTAATATTTTTATTATATGTGCCTGTATATTGAATAACTTGATTCAATGTTTCCATATCTTCGCGGCCTTCCCATGGCCCTGTTAAACAAGTTATACTATTAAAATGTTTTTTATGGTCAGCTAAACACAATGCAATAGGTGAACTATCTAAACCACTACTGAGAAATAGAGTTGAATTTTCTGTATGACGTTTAAGAACTGCTTCTTCAAAGGAATTGGTAAGATCATCCAAATTATCTTTATACTGATTTAAATCCCACTTATGAAGTTCTGTATTAACTGGTTTCAATATACCAGTTTTTACATTATAATTATGATGGCTGTTATGTGGAATTCTATAGAATGTTTTATTCCATTCAATATCGTTATACACAGCAAACTTCAACTCAAAGGGTGCTTCTAATCCCGCCGGTCCAAATCTTCCATCTTTAGGTTCTGTCATTGGATAGGTGCTGAAATAGAAATAATTATCAATTTTGTAATAAAATGCTTGTCTTGTACTCCACGGATCAGTAAATAAGTCTATAGTATTAGTTTTCTCATCATAAATTATGAACAAGAATTCACCATCTAAATATTCTGTAAATTTGTTACCATGTTCTAAATATTTTTCAATACAAAAATAAATGTCACTATTATAAATTTCTCCAATCAACAGGTAATATTTGTTATCATATTTGACAGGTTGTACAGGCTTTTCTCCTGTAATACTTGATAGGTGGTGTGTCATATAAACACCGTTAACATCTATAGTATTACTGGCATCGGGCCCACCTAACTTCAAATGATCATCAATTATTATTGAGTTTGGATTATTGGTTATTTTGAAAGTAGACATGTTATACAAACTTCATATTTCTATAGAAGTTTTCCCACTCACCTTGTGTTGGTTTTACGTTTTGTTTACCAAATCCGGCTTCGGGAGTTTTAGAAATAGGTATCTGATATTTTCTAAGGTAGTCTTTTAAGAACCCCTTTCTCTCTTTATTCTTTACTGGTGCAGATACATTCAACCAACACTGCACCAATTTTTTATCATAAAAAATGTTTCTACCTTCTATACCAAAATTTAAATTGAGTCTTTCGTGTACATCCAACAACCTTCTACTTTGACCAAAATAAAAATGTTTAGTAGGGAAAAAATTATGTAAGTCCTCGGGCCAATCGTCCCAATCAGTCTTTTCGTGTTTTGACCTATAGTTATCGATGAATTCATCTGCACCATTTCCCATCAATACAACCTTAGATGCAAATTGTTTTTTTGTTTGATTTCTAATTTCTGCTTGTGCATTATCCATATTAGAATAATTTCTAGTTGTTTTATTTACCATAAAATGATTTTTACAATAATTCAACATAGCAAATATTGGTTCTTGATCTTCCAACTCAGGGTTAGTTAAAAGACTAATACTATTGAAGGGTAAATTATTCTCATAAAGACATAGAGCAACTGCACTACTGTCAACTCCCCCGCTTAAAAACAAGGTACAATTTGGTGTCCACCTTTTTACTACTGCTTCCTTAAACGCATCAACAACTTCATGAAGTGTGTCTATATTCTGGTCTAGGTTCCAACTCACTAACTCAGGATTAACTTGTTTCATTTCCCTAGACTTAGTGTTGAAATGATAATAGCTGTTATGTAAAAACCTTCTACTTTCTTTAGTAATACGAAACGTAGTAAAATACCAATAGTCGTCCTCAACTGTAAAGTAACACTGTCGAGTGCTCCAAGGATCAGTAAACAAATTTATATTATTACCATCAATGACGATAAACAAAAACTCTCCGTCCAGATAATCTACAAAACCATCTCCATACTCAAGATATTTTTCTATACCAAAATATATGTCACTTGGCAAAGAGGCATCATAATTATAAATTTCTCCCATTAATAAAAAATATTTTCCATCACACTCTACAGGTTGTGGAGTAAACTCACCTGTTATACTAAGCAAATGGTGTGTGATATACATTCCATTTATTTCAATAGTGTTGGAAAGATCGGGTCCACCCAACTTCAAATAATCATCAATTATTAGTGGGTTTGGATTATTAGTTATTTTAAATGTACACATTTCTCATTCATAAAGTAAGTACGGTAATTTTCCGTCCTCATTTCGACCCCTATACATATAAGTTTCTGGGTTAGCTTCATATCTCCAAGGACCATAACTTCCATGTTTGGCGCAATACAAATCAAAGTCTCTTCCTATCTTACCTTCATCAACAAATTTTTGATAGGTTCTCCAGTATGCATTTTCGCGACCATTACGATGATTTAATTTATGTCTAGAACTAGAACAGATACTTTGTAGTTCTTTCGGTAAAAACTCATACTGTTCAAATCGACCTATCATATTCTTTGCAACCTCATCATAATTAAAATTATCACCAGTTGATACTGGAATTAGTTCTCTTACACCACCCAAATATATATCAACACCAATATTTTCAATACCAGATTCCCGACGACTTACTTCATAACCCTGAGTTGCTGTATTTTCTAAACATATTCCTATAGATATTCCATCTGCTCCTGTTTCAAAACACCAATTGATGTATCCAGCATAACGTGGCCTAAGTGTACCAATATTAAATTTTCCTTTTTTAAATCCCGGCCGGATTGGAATCTGTTCCTTTACATATTGTTTAGGAAACTCACCCAGTTCTAAATCAAAATCACGATATTCTTTTTTAAGGAAATTTGATATTTTTTGAACTCTCTCAAATTCTTTTGCATTGAAATCATCAGGTTCAAAATGATCAACTCCGTTTCGGACAACAACTTCTGCATCAGTTTCAGTTAACCAATAATAAAGTGAATATGTTGAGTTTATGCCACCGGAGAATGGTATAAGTATTTTCATATTAGCTCCACAAGTCTGTATTAACTTTTACAAGAAGACAGTCTTTACCAAAACAATCTTCCATATAAGAACTACAGTGAATTCTTGAAGTCTCAAACATCACAACCTGACCAATATTCCAAGGAACAGATGCTGCAAAACTAAACCCATGTAACATCTCAATTGGGTGGTGTTGTAGGTGTTCTACCCAAACATCTGAATCAAAAGATTGATCAGTATATCCAACTAAATCACTGTAATCATGATCCAATTGCCACCCAGTTGCACTATGTTTTCTATAAAAATTTTGATCGGGATGGGCTTTCTGATCAAAGTATACAGTTTCAGTTGTTCCCACACTTCCATCTTCTTTGTAACATCTTAATGGAAAGAATACTGTTGTGTTTACACCCAGAATCCTTGGTCCTGTTCTGTCACTTAGATAATTTTCACCATCATTGTGTATATGAATTGGTTCTTTGTAATACCCATACTTACCTTGAGTATTTGGTTCATACCCAATGATTGGTTTTAGAATTTCATTGAAAAGTTTGCCCGCATTATCCTTTTCATCTTCAGTGAAAATTTCTAAATTAGTATGTCCCTGCATCGAATCACTCATCTCATCTATTGGCAACCCACTATCGGATATTTTTCTATATCCCAAAAAATTTTTGTCTTTTTCTTGTTGCCATTTCCGAATTCGATTTAAGACTTGTAGTTCTTCTTCTAAATTTATTAGATCATCAATTGTTGACAGAGAAACGTCTGCATAATGAAACATGTTATCACTCATCTTCACCTGTCACTGGATTGTGAGTCTTCGCATCTTCGAAGAAAGAATGCACCTCATTGAAACCAAAATCATCGTCTGCATCAGCACTCGTTGGGTCTGGTGTAACAGTAACTCTTTGTTGACGTTTCGGTGCTTGATCAGGCATATCAGTGTATGCATCAATCTGTACTGTCTTAATAACCTTACTGGATGTGACAGGACCATAGAGATAAAATTTACAAGTAAAATCTAGAGTATAGATAATTGCTCGTCTTGTTGTGAAATCACCCTGATAACCATCCTCATAGGAAATACTATTCAATTGAACAGGAACGTCTTTTTTAACACCCATATCGGGATTGTCATTCATCGTAATTGTATAGTCCGGTTGAAAATATGGAAGAATTTGCTCTACAATCTGTAGAGCATCATCAGACTGTTTTGCAAGAATATATAACTGAAAATTTATATTATAAGGAACAGGCATATATTGCGTGTCCAGCCGGTCTGCCCTCTCACCTTTAACTTTTTTAAACTTCTGAACACGATTTAGTTTTCGGCCCGGATCATAAGTAAGACCTGTGATCTCAAAACCAATACGGGGCAAGGTAACCGCAGCTGCTTTACTAAGGTCTGCATCATCAGCAAGACGAACAAGAAACTTCTGCCTTGGTCCATACGCCAAAGGCACCTTCATGGTCTGTTGAATTGCTCCAGCATTATCTTTGCGAACCAACTGGATATTGTTAAAAATTGTACCGAAACCAACAACGACATTGCGTATTGTTTCGTGATAAAATTGTTGTCCTAGCATTATATATTCTCCTTATACATTATATTATCCTATAGTTCACAACAAGCGTTGAATCATCGTCCATTTGTGCGCCAGTTAAATTAGTTATTGATACTTTAAATGATCCAGCTGCAATAGTGTGTATATTAATACCAACTGCTAAGCTTGAACTTGCCATCACAACTGATGTTGCAAGGCATTTATCACTTGTAACTACAATATCTGCATGTATTGCATCGTCTGCTAAGTTAGCATTTAATGTAATAGTGTGCGATATTTTAGCATTA